ACCCCCTAATCCCCCTATTTTCGCTTTGTTTCCACTACTGTTATATTATGACTATCTTATCTTATCCTATCCTCATTTTTAATACGTTTCGGGAAGTGGTAGGGGGGAACGTATCAAGGGGCTGGCGAAGCCCTAGATACGCTACGAAGTAGTAAAAAGTATCTAGGGCAATTTACGTTCAAAATAACAAGTGTGTGTGTGTAAAGTTATATAGAAACTTTGTAATGAAACAATATGAAGAAGCATACTGGAATAACCAAAGTACACAAAACGCTTACAATGCCTATTTCTTTTTACGCATTGGTTGAGCAAATTAGATCAAAACAAGGACTTGATACAGCAGAGGAAGCAATCAACGTATCAGTAATGCACTTGGCACGAAAGATAGGATTAGAAGCATGACAAATCACGAAGGACTTAGACAAAAATGTCGCAAGAAAGATAGAATGTTAAAGAAGCATACGTTCTTGATCAGCAGTTGCAGTAGCGAGGGCTTAGCCCTTTGCCACTTTTGCGGCGCTAGATGGGATTAACCCCCCTTTATTTCCTTTCCAGTCGTCCGCATAGTTTGGCTACTTTCATTCTTGTCTCAATAGCGAACGCTAAGATAAAGAACAATAGAGCCGGAGTTAGATATTCAATCATTTGTTAGGGTTGTATATTTTTAAAACAATTACTCCAGTAATTGCAGTAAGACCAATACCTAAAAAGGCTAGAGTAGCGAAAAATTCTGTTTCCATCATAACACCACCTTATTTTATTTGAATACCTGAAAAAGAAGCTCCAGTAGTAGTTCCGAGCAGTCTTAAATAAATTGAGTTTGTAATCCCCAATTTCATATTAATTGTATCAACACCATTGGTATTAGTATTAATTGCATGAGAAGTTAAAGCACCATCAGTATGTCCAACGTAAGTACCAGTTCCACCAGCACACCCAGTTATTATAATCTCTACTCCTACTGCTGGTTGAAAGCTTACATATCCAGTTGCTCCACCCCATATGCCTGAAACTATATCTCCTACTACCATGTCCACCCCACCACATCTTCATATTTATTGCCACGATACAAAGTAATTTCTTTTACTGTTTTAGTTTGTTTAGTTACCTTTCCAGTTTTATCAATAATATCATCATTAACTGTAAAGTTCTTTTGTGGAACTGATTTCCAACATTGATCAAACTTGCAGTGTAAGCAATCTTTGATTGGGAAAGAATCCATTATCTCTTTGCCACAACAACAAGGAATATGTTCCCATCTTGCCTTTTTAATTAATCCGTTAATCTTCATTATAGTGCAACCACCAAAGAGAATAACGGGGCATCATTGATTAAACTTGTTGAATCTAAAGAACCACCCTCTCCACTTGCATTGGTGTGTTTATGAGCTGTGATTGCCGCCGAACCTGAACCGCCACCACCAAAGGACATTAGACCTGCACCTCGATTGGAATTTCTGCCCTTGTAGCTGGGATAACCTGGGCTTCAATTAGAACCGTACCTGCAGCTCCTGCAGTTACAGTAAGATAGTTGATAACGGTATTATCTAATGTATCAAAACTTGAAGCGGCTAGATTTGCAAATTGTCCGTTTAGATTATAATCATAACTTGCGGCATTTGCAGCATCATTGTTTGTTATCTTTAGTGATATTGCACGACCTAAGAACTGATCAGGAAATGAAATACCGGTTGTAACCCCCGCTAGACAGATAACTCTAACGGGATAAAGTAAAGGGGTATTACCTGAATTGAGCTGGTAATTATTTACTATGTTATTAGAAAAAGGCATTAGAAATTGTATCTCCTAGTTTAACGGACTGCCATATCTTACTAAGATACTTCCGTTGAACAATGCACCTGCTGTTTGTGTTGCTTGCCATTGATAAGAACCACTGGACATTGATACTGGTCCTATTGGAACTCTACCTGCAGTTGTTGCACTGATTGCAGAACTGAAAGCTCTTACAGATGTTGCATTACCATTTTTTACTAATGTGTATTGTAACAGTTGTGTAGCTGCCGGATCAACAAGATTTACACAATCTTGTAGTACGTTTGGTGTTAACGTTAGGAAATTATTTTGTAGTGTTTGTTGATCTACCATGAAAACTGGGGCGTTAAGAGCTGCAATAGTGGCAGTATAAGTACGTTGTACTGGAAGTGCCATATCTAAACTCCAAACTCCTGTTGAGGTGTTGATGCACCACCAAAGATTCCACCTAGTTGACCTAAGCCACCTGATAGAACTAAGTTAGCTGCACCACCGATTAGTCCTCCGGTCAAAAATGCAGCGCCAGTTGAAGCAATCGGAGTTATTGAGCTTCCTGGGGCTACCCTGCTCATAACTAAAGATACCAAACTTCCTGCACCTATGCCTTTGACAACATCGCCAATTACACCGGTTTTCAAACTAGAACCAATTCCCTTAGAGCCGCGTCTTGCTACTCTACGGATTGATGATCTACGTTTCATAGTTCTTTTACGTGGGGCGGCTCTTTTTAACTGTATCGATTTTCGTTTAGTTGTTGTTGTTTTTCGTTTTCTCGTTGTTGTTTTCTTTACTGCTTTCGTTTTTCTTTTCTTGAATCCGCCACTTTTCATTATACGAGCAAACTTTTTTCTTGCGGCTAGTTGTTTAGCTGAAGCCATTATGAAGTCACCGGATAATCTGGATTAGCAAAATTACCATAAGGGTTTGCATTACTAGAAGTTCTTACATTAGTGCCGGTTAAATTTAAAACCCCTGTTCCTTGTAAAGCTGGATTAGAATTGTATTGATTATTAGTAGTAGTATTACCAAAAATATATTCTAAACTTCCGGCATAAGGTGGAAGTTGTGTAGGTAATTGCGGACCTTGATATTCTTGTTGAGGTCCTTGATAAGGTTGATTAATTCTATTATCGTTATATGGGTCACCAAAGGCACTAGGTATAAAGTCAAAAGATGTATTTCTTTCCGATTGCGGAGTTTCATTAATTATTCCTGAACCATCATATGGTTTACAATTTCCATATTTATCGCAAACGTCTGTAATAACATCTTCCCATCTATCATGTGATAAATTAGGGTCGTTTTGTTTTTCTAAACTGTCTTGTCTTTGTTCAGGTGTTGTACTGCTTCCAGTTAATGCGGAAGTATCATAAAATTGACCGTTTTCAGTAAAGCCGGTTTTTTGTGTAAAAAGGTTTGATAAATTATTTAATGGATTCATTGATTCACTTAATGAAGTTCCAAAAGCAGCTACGCCGCCGCCAATTCTTGAACCAATGCCCGAAGCACCGCCCAAATTTTTAAATATAAAATATGCAGCAGCTATTCCGCCTACTGCCAAAACTGTATTTAATGATACCATGATATCTGAATAACGTATTATAATTTAACCATATCGGCTTAAACCACCATATCTAGTTTGATATTCTTCTTGTAATCTATCGATTTCGCCTTGTTGTCTGAATACTAATTCATTAGCTGTTTGTATGTTTTCTTGTGCTGATTCATATCTTGCACGTTGTGCAAAAGCCGCCCTAGTTGCTTCATTAAATGGAACATACTTATCCGGAAATAATGATTTTCCTGATAGTGGTCCTTTTTCTCCAGTCCATGCAGTTTGAAAAAATGCAAATTCTTTATCAAATTTATTTAGTAAACTTTTACCACTTGCATTAATTCCAAAGGTTGAACCCGCCGGAACTTTTTGTTCTTGTGAAATGAAACTTTGAGTTTTATCAAGTTCCGTTTGTATTTGTGAGATTTTGACATCTGCAAGTGATCTTTCTTGATCTAGAATGTTTTGTGCAATACCCAAATTACTTTCTTTAACTGATTGTAGAGTTTCAATGTTGGATCCTAAGGTTTGGATAGCTTTAGTTTCTGCTTTGCCAAGCATACCAAGAAAGGGAGAGATAAACGGAATTGATCCAGGAGCTGATGAAGAAGCTTGACCTTTAAACAAAAGGATAGCTGCAAGTAGTGCAGCACCAATGATAAAGATTTCATTGCCTTTCATCCGTTACAAAACATGCAGTGGTCGATTTTAACTGTTTCTCCATCAAAGATAAGTCCCCAACCAGCATAACAAGCGGTACAAAAAGCGCCCTGTTCCTTACCACGTTTACACGCTTTCCATATCAACGGTAGATGCTTCATTTCCTTTAGTTGGTTTTTTAACAAATTTAGCAATTAAATCTTTAACCTTGTCGGGATTTTCCATTACAAGTTTTTCAACGTACTTCATTGTTTTAGGATCATTAAGCAAAGGTTGCAAGTTCTTTGGCAGCATTGGTGCAAATTGCGAAATTAAAGAACCAATCGAAGATAGTGGATTTTCTTCATCAAAGTCCTGAGGATTGATTGTAATGTTTTGTTTCATCTTGTTTAGTTTTCCTGTAAGTTTCTTGTTGTCAGTTTCCAAGTTTGCAATGTATTCCAGGTATCTGTTTTTTAATTTGCCATGAATCTCGTTTGATCCAAACACATTCTTTGTAATTACTATGCCGCATACCCCTGCAGCTATAACACTTGTTAAAATTATGTACTCAAACAACACTATCCATACTATTCATACTGTTAAAACTGTTTCTTTTACCCCCCTTATCCCCCTCGAACCCCCTAATCCCCCTATTTTCGCTTTGTTTCCACTACTGTTATAT